CCTAGCCCGAGACGCGCCACCCTCCCTTTCGGGAGGGCCGCCATCTCTATCATCGCCATCGGCGCACGAGCATGCTCGTGTTCCGACTCGTGTAAGTACTGGCCGAAAAGACACTACAGTCCCGTAAAGGGGAAATGGGTAACTTACGAAACCCATTACTGTCAATGTCGATGTACTGGTCCGAGCATTTAGCGTGAGATGAGTGTGCTGCTTCAGTAAAGTACCGAAGTAACATGACCCAACCACCTAAATGTTTGGTAACCACGGGACTAGATAGGTCGAAGACGTAATATTGGTGCTTCTGAAGCGCCTTATTCCATCGACGACGTATCTTGTTCGTACAATCGTGTACGACTCTGAGACTAGGAAATGTCTTTTGTGACATTTCGTCGTCAGGGATACTTCCGTAAACACGGAGTAACTGCCCTACAATCAAATTGTAGGCGGAGTAGTACCGTCTATCGTAGAGACTATTTGCATAGTCAATCCAAGCTACGTAGACGCCAGGGCTGCGTAATGACGACCAGACGGTCTTAAACTTGACCGGTGTAACATCGATGCCATTGAAGGCATCCATGCCACAGGACTCTCGGAAGAGTCCACTAGTGCAACTCTTGTCGCGGTTTACTTTTAAACCAAACGATTCGAGCTGTTCGATTGCGTTCAAGGCGTAAGCCTGTGGAACAATCACGTCATCACCATACACATGAAGACTCTCACGAGTCTCCGTGTCAGGTGCACCAGCGGCGAGAATAGCCCAGGTTGTGAGCGCCAATATAGGGAAGCATAAACCACTTCCCATTGGAGCAAACTTCCTGAGTGCGAGTTCTCGTCCGTCAGGTAACACAGTAGATGAACTCCTACAACACTCAAAGTACCTGCAAAGGTGCTCTGGGTATAGTAAGCGAACTAGATCAACGCTTACTCGATCACTGGCCTCGTTAAGGTCCAGTGTCGCATACCGAAGGCATTTTGACCCGTGAAGGGCCGCAATGCGGTTCGGGGTTTGATCTGTAAAGAATACAGCCTCTCGAGTGAGAGGATGTGATTCAATACAACTCACCAAGGCCTTCATCAGAGCTTGTTGAATCCATTGTTTATCAACGGGTTCACAAGAGATGAGACGGGGCCCACGAGAGTCTTTCGGGACGAGTATGACTCGAGCCGGAAGATCCTCTTGGCATACATTCGAAAATGTAGGCCAACTATCGCAGACGTGTCCCATAGATGAACAAAAATATTCATCGAAAGGATAGAGGTCTGTGATCTTCGCCGAGACGTTTGTCCAAAGGAACTTGGACCAGGCCTGTTGTCTTGTCGAGACAGCACCTGGGCCATGCCTAGGATAAACGTCTTTCGGATCAAAGTTAGCAAGAACCCTCGCAATGAGGGACCTTGCTACTCGCGCAACCTCAGGAATTGTACCGCCCTGTAAAGGGTGGATATTATTTCTGAGGAGTGTGTCAACAGATGTTCGAATTTCTTCGAACATCGGGGACATGGCTTGAAGTTCCTCTTCAGTTTTTTCAAACTTTTTGAGGACTTGTTGTTCTTGTTCTTTCTCATAGGGTAATTCATATTTCGCAAAGGCGAAACAAATTTGCCTTATGTGACTGACACTCTGTTCACATGGTTGTGAAAGAAGTGTCCCGTCTGGTGATAATACAGTATTGAAGAGCTCTCCGAGAAACCTCGGGAGTTTACTATTGGGAAGGGACTTAAAGTCCCATTCAATAGAGTTCAATGCCATATTACCAGAGAGAGCTTTGTCAAAAGCTCTCCC